ACTAATACTGGCCACGTCAGCACTGCGGGTGACCGTGGCAGTGGTGGTGGGGATGTAGCTGGTTGCGAAAGCACCCTCTTCGATCTGGGCGCCCCAGATTCGAACTGAAGCACTGGAACCGCTAAAGAAAGGTCTAAACCTAATGGTAGTTCCGGTGCTTGTTGTAGTTGTGACAGTTAGGCGCACCCATCCGTTAGGATAGACCGTTAATGTACCACTAGTATTAGTAAAAGCTCCTTCGTTAAATACACCACTAACAGTATTTGTGCTTAGGTTGAACTGACATCGGCCACGGTCTGTGGTTACTCCTGAGTCAATGCTAAAGGTAAATTGCGATAAAGTTCCTTTAACCCATACCGAAGCCGTGTAAGTTCTAGGAGTTGCGTCTTTTGTAATGCTATTTGCTATACTTCCAGGAGAAGAAGTATTGTTCCAAAGATTAGCGGTCAAAGTACCGTCTGGTGCGGTAGATTCGTTAGCTGTGATTGTGCAAACAGTTTTAGTCCAATAAACATCCGCAAACCCTTGGCTTTTTTGCGTGAGGTTTGTCATGGCTTCCTCCACCAACAACCCCAGGCTTTCGCCGGTTGTGGGGTTGTGGTCGAAGCGTGGGGCCGAGTTGATCGTGCTGGTAGTAGGGATGTATTCACCCACAGTAGACGACTGCTCTAGTTGGGCGCCCCAGACGTAGATGGCATTTGCGCCTGTGCCAAGATAGGAGTTGGTGCCTCCTGAAGTCAAAACAGGGCCAACTAGAAAAGCAGTAGCACCGCCTGTCGCGCCAAATGTGCCAGTCACTGTGCAGCGATACCAGCCATTACCGACAGCAGCAATGGATGCGTTTGATCCGCTTTGAACCGCACCGGTTGATAAGTTAAAGATTGCGCTAGGAGCAGATGTCCAACTTGCGCTAGTACCTGCATACACACGCGCAAATGTCCTATCTCCTGCCTTTATGTAAACAGAAAAAGCATATGCCGTAGACGCAACCGCAGTAAAACTTTGCTGCAATGCGCGAAAACCGTTTGTCGTGTCTTCAACAAGTAGATCGGCGGTTACTTGACCATCGGGGGCCGCAATGCTGTTTTGCGTAATCGTGCAAAGAAATTTACTCCAACTCGCATCATTAAACTCTTCACTCCTCAGCAGCAGGTTCGTCGTCGCCGTCTTGATCAGCCCGTCGCTACCCACGAACGTGCCGCTGCTGGCGCGGGTAAAGGTGACGAGGTTGGCCCCAGTAGTGGCGTCAACGAGGCTTTTGTTCTCGGCAAAGCGCAGGTCAAGGGATGGTGATGCCTTAGCTTTGCGTGTTAGTTCATTACGAGACCAGCCCGGCGTAAGGACTGGTCTTTTTATTGGTAGAGCTAATGTCATAGCTCAGTTCTGGGCAATAGCCAGTTCGAGATAGTGCTGTTCACCACTCGCTGGGGTATAAGCGGCTGTTGCTTGGAGTTGACCGAATAGACTTGTACCGGCAGCAACAAAAGGTAGATTGACAAACGTAGTCAATGCTGAAGTGCTATCACTACCAGTACCTTGAGTAGTATGGGTAAAGTCGATATGACCAATTCTGTTTGAGCGATTTGCCCAAAGCAACGGGAACTGGGCATTATCATTGACTGCTGAAGCAGTAGCCCGGTAAAGATAAAGACGGAATGTAGCGTTAGCAGTCGTAGTGGAGTTCTTAATGTGACGAGCAGATAAGATCAAGCCTGATCCACCAGTAAAACGAGCTGCATTAGCAAACGTAAGGATGGTAGGGGCTGAAGTGCTGTTGCCTACTGCATCCTGGGCAGCGTAAGCAGTCGTATCACTAGGGCGGGTAAAGGTAGCAGAAACGATCTGCTGATAACCACCAGCCAGTACAGGGTCGGCAGAGTAGGAGCCGTAATCAATCAGATGTGTAGTAGACATGGTTACTAGTAAGAAGGTTTAATAGGCCAAACAAGATTGAACGGATCAACTTGCGCTGTGATGTCCCGTAAATTCTGCCTGTAGAGGGCCCAAGTGGCTTTGTCAGTAGGTGAATCAGTTAGCTGAGTCCAGTCACTTGCCAGCAAAAGTTCATTACGACGGCGCCTCACCGCAGACCATTGCTCATCAAGAATGATTTGCCGCTCCTCAGCGGTCATTGGACGGACATTAAAGGAAGCACCAGTCCACTCCAGAACTTCGCTGTAGCGGTCGTATTCAGGACGTGTGTAAGGGCCGGTATAGCCCCACGCCACTAGCTCTTCAGTGGTGAAGGTGGAGGGGTCAGTACGAGAACCTCCATCAGGAGTGACAACACGAAATGGCAGCTCCTGTGGCCAAGCTTGATTGAGAGAGTAGAGGTTGGTCATAGTGCGTTAGGGTGGCAGAAGCCACATGGAGACTGGGCGGTTGGACTCGCTGTATTCGATGTAGGCGATATTTCCGTTATTCCATACATACTCGTTTGAGGTGGCTTGACTAAAGGGCCAACGGCTGGAGGAAGGACCACCAACTGTAGTTGTTGTGTATTGCCAACTGCTACCGCCTGAGAGGAGAATGTTGTAGTCAACGCCTTCCATACTGCAACCCGACAACTCATCCCACCAGAACACTTGGTAGTTGAGTCCCGCCCCAGGGTTAATAGCAGGTGTAGGGGCAAACGAGTTAGCATGATTATTGCAGCTATTCCCGCTAGCAATGCGTTTAACATTGCCAGCCTGCACTGTTTTGCCAAATACGTTATTCCCAGTTGGTTGATCGCAATACCGCAGGTCAAATCTCCAGTTCAAGCTATTTGTCACTGCTTGCGTGTACAAATAGGAGAACCTAGAGTCATCTAGACAGAGCCCAGCATTTGGATAGATTTTTGCTGGCTTGACGTATCCAGTCGTTTTGGGCGTGGGATAACCAACAACTGTGGCTTGTCCAGGGTTATATGTGCCAACCAGAATCTCCCCATTCGCATTTGTCGCATACGGGGCAAGGTCTGGGTACGTTGGCGTGACCCAAACCCCATCAACTCGACGTTCATACACCTCAGGCTGCTTCCAGACACCAGTACGAAAGGATGCACCAGTAGGCCGTGGGCCAATGATGCCACCAACAGGTGTGATGACTGTCATCAGGTGATCTCCAATGCAGAAACTGTCACCTCAAGGTCGCTAGCAGCACTTGCTGTAGCACGGATCTTCTCTCCACGCTTCAGAATCAGCTTATTTGGAATTGCTTCAAGCGTGCTATCTGCCGGTACTTGGATAGTATTAGCAATCTTGGCAATAGCTGCATCTGTAGAATCAGTGATAGTCAACGTAATGTCAGCAGCATTAGTCCCATCAACATTCGCAACCAAACAACTCAACACAACAGCACGGTCAGAGTTGGCAACGTTAGGCGCCTGATACACATCAGTAATAGACGTGGTGGTGAGGGCAGCAGAAGCCCGATTAAAAGTTTCAGCCATAGTAGTTAACCAAGAGCAATAGCAAGAGCAAGTGCAGCACCTTTAGTTGCGTAGGTAGTGGCTGCGTTAGATTGGGTGAGATATGTAGAAGACGCTGACGACTGCGTGAGATATGTAGACGCAGCAGTGGCAACAGTCAGATACGTTCCACTGATGTTATTGACAGTCCACGTACTACCATTACCAGACACAGTAATATCGCCTTTGTTTCCATCACCAATACCAGAAGCACTAAATGCCAACCCATCAACGTATGCCTTAGTGACAAGGTGATTGTTGTTGACAGGGGCAACGCCAACTACAGGACTGGTGAAGGTATACGAACCGCTAAGGGTGACACTACCTGAATCCTGAACCGAGTAGTTAGTGACTTCCTGTACTTTATACAGGGTCTGAGTGAAGTTATCGTTCAGATCCTGAGAACGGATAGCAGAACCCGGATAGAACTGAGCAGCAAGAGCCGCGTCATCAGTTACACGATAAATCCGAATAGCAGCTCCATTAGTAGGAGCTGTATTGAATTGGATCGTGGTAGCGTTGGCTAAAGTGTATGCAGTTGTAATTGTGCCATTGACACTTACTTTGATGTCAGTGGTCTCAAGATATGGGAAGGTAAAAGAAAAGAGAACGGTAGAACCGTTCCCTGTGTAGGTATTCTGAGTGACAGCCATGACTACTTAGAAATAGAAAGTATGCGCTCAAGAGCGGCATCGGGTCGGTTCGATTTCTGAAGAGCCTCTTTAGCACTGCGATTAATAGCCGCATTGCGAAGCTCTGGATATTGTTGATAGAGCTGGGCTTCAGCCACGCGCTGAGCCTGATTAAAGATCTGCTTGATGCGCCGGTAGAACTCAGAATTCTGGACATCAAGTCCATTCTGAGGATCAGCATCTTCACCAGTGGCACTACGAATACCAAGGTCACGGATCTTTTGATAGGTCTCCATCTCTTTCTTAATCGCAGTCTCACTGAAAAGCTTGGTGAGTTGCGATTCAATGTTCTGCTTACCGATCAGGTTCTGGTAACGAGAACGTGTCTTAGCATCAAGGCGGTTGCCATTGCTATCAGTGGAAAGGGTACGGACTACATCAAAACCACTTTCACGAAGAAGGCGTCGAGTGGGGTTGTCAACGAAGTTGATCTGAAGTGGGGAGACTGCATTGAACAGGCGAACCATCGGATCAAATTCACGAACAACAGAGCCATCAAGAATGTCGAACTTCTGAGGAAGAGTATCCTTGAGAATCGGGTTGCGGTTAGCAATAGTCTGAAGACCCTTGCGGAAGTCTTTATCCAGTTCACGCATACCGGGATTCATGATGTTCGCAAGCTCATTACGAACACCAGCCCAAGGCAATTGATTGTTAGCAAGGTTGCCTGCCCACACAGCAGACTGAGCTGGGTTTAGTGATAGAACTTCGTTGAGAGGGCCTAGGCCAGCAAGGAACGACTTATTGCTCACGTTCATTCCAATCAGGTAGCCAAGTTTGGCAAACCAGTTCTGCATTGCGGATTCACCAAGCAGATTGGCATTATCACCAATATCAGCCGTCATTGAAAGAAAAGATGTGAATGGCTCAAGAGAGTCGTAACTAAGCCAGTTATCCCCTAGTTTGATTGAACGTGGTCTCCAGCCAGCTTGAATCCAAGCGTTGCGCTGCTCACGATCAGCAGGACCGTTACCGGTAAGTCCACCGCTGAAGTAAAGACCAATGGCAGAGCCAACAGTCAGATAACCAGCAGCAATTCGACCACGCATCATGGCCTGGGCTTCGATGAGCTGAGCAGGATTGGTGATACCGTAAGGGGCAACACGCTCAAGGTTGTCAGCGGTAGCACCTAGAACAGTTTTTACCTCTTCATTAAAGCGAGCAAGAACTGGTGTGTGCTTCTGAACAAGTTCAAGCGCGTTCCAACCAGTCCTCATGAACATGAAGAAGGGGCGGATAAGTGGTTGATTCTGAACAAAACGTTCTGCATTGGCAACGTCTACGAGACCAAACAGCGTCTTACCTTCTAGAGGGAGCTTAAGACCAGCTTCATCGGCCATACGAATAGCATATTCAGATTTAATAAGCTGCTTTTTGTGATCAAAGACTTGATCGATAAACTCTTTCTCATACTTCTGAATAAGTTCACCCATGTTCTTACCCCCAGTCTCGTCCCATGCCTTGCTGAATGCTTGCATTTTGGCATCCATACGACCCATGATCACACTTGTGCCAGCATCAATGGCTGACATAGTGGTCATTGGGTATTTAACTCCAATCCAATTATTGAAGTCATACAGAGCTGTGGTTAGATGATATAACATCTTCTCCGATCCACTACCTTGCTTTTCAATAACTGCACCAACGTTCTTCCACTGATCGGTCATCGTCAGCGGGATACGCTCATTAGCAAGATAGGGGATGTCAGGGAGGTTGTTCTTGCCAGCAACAAAAGCCTTGTTAGCAATCGTCCAGGCTTCACCAATAGATTGGAACGATGTCTTCATTAGAGACATGCCCATTGCGGTAGCCTTCACATCACCACTCAGAGCACCACCTAGGACGACTGTCATGGGCCTCATGAAGGTTGTGAGGGTGTTACCCATAGCAGCTCTTATGATGGTCTTAGGGCCGCTCAGAACGCTGTTATACATGATGCTGGTGAGGGCATCGATGAAAGCACTGCGCTTACCACCCCTGATAGATTCCCAGCTAAAGATCTGGTCCTTAGCAAACTTGTACATCTCATCAAGTGCCTTGACATTACCATCGGCAATGGCAAGTACATCAAGGTAATGACGCATCATTTCAGGATCATTCTTAAATAGATCCTTCAGACCAGTAACGAACTTCTTGACATCATCCTCCTTTTGACGGATACCAGCAGCAAAAGCAGCAGGGTCGCTCTTAAGACCATTCAGCTCAAAACCACGAACATACTTAGACCGGCCAGTCTCTATCAGCATAAACTCCATACGGTTCATGAGTGCTTCAACCTGCCGGTCATTGGACATAATGCCGTCAATAGAGCGTCCTGCCTGTGCAAGATCGCTGATCTCACCAGCAGTTGTGTTGATGAGCATCTCAACAGCACGGTGATCGATCAAACCCATGAACCGAGACTCACCAGTCAAAGGATCGCCACGCTTCAAGTAGTTATCAGATTCTGCAACAGCTTGCTTGAGCTTCTCGATGTCAGAAGGGTCTTTGATTACTTCATCAAGAATGTCGATGTAACGAGCAGTTGACAAGGCTTTGAGTTGTTCGACATTAAAGCCACCCATCACCTTTGCCTTCCCTTCAACACTCTTAGCGTTGTTCAGCTCAATTTCAAGGTTCTTAGCTACTGACTCAATGACCTTACGTCGAGCGGGATCAAACTGAGAAAGACGCTTTTCAAGGGCAGCTTCTGTGTAAACAGAAGGTCGGCGTCCATTACGTAGGATGCCATCAGTCTGCATCATGTACGCATTGACAAGAGACTTGTAATAACCACCTTTACCAGCAGGACTGAAGAGCCCTTTATCTGGACGGTCATATAGAGGTGAGTTGACCCAAGCATTAGGCTCCAAGCCATCAGGATCATCCTCGATAGCTGTCTTTACCTTTTCATCAAAGTTAGCCTGACGACGATCAGCACTGTCTTTGATCTTGGCTTCAGCAATGGCGTTGGGATCTAAGCTGTCGTGGATCTCCTTGTACTGTTTTGTGAGATCCTTACGAGCCTGTTCAAGAGCATTAAACTCAGGATCAGTTTCACGTAGAAATGCAGTCTGATCAGCAGTTAGTTTGCCGTCTGGATTGATTTGCGTTGTCTTAGCAACCAAGCGTTGCTGTACGTCGTTGAGAGCCTTCTCGGTATCTTGAAAAGACTTCAGAGCGTCCTCAGCCGGAACCTTTGCATCCTTAGCAGCTTTGGCAGCAGCTCTCCAACCAAACAAGACATCAGTTACAGCACCGATGCCTAGCCCTTCAATGACGTTCTTGGCTTTACGTTCAAGTGGTGAATCGTTCTCTTCAGTGACAAGCCAGTCAGGCAGCCAAGGCATCAGCTTATTAGCTTCTGTAGAAAGCGTTTCACCTTCTGAATAAGAGCTTGTGAAGTCAGCAGCAGCACCAATAATGGCGCCCTTAGTAGCATCGCGGACAATGCGACCCTTGACTGTTTGAGCAGCGTCTGACGCAAGAGCCTGGCTTAGGCGGTTAGTTCCAGGAACACGAACTGCCTTAGCACCTTTTGCAGCACCACGAAGGATGCCTGTAAGGATTGCATACTCACCAACACCACGAAGCAGGTTGCCCCAGACAGTACGGTTCATCGGCTCTGTTTCATCAGCAACCTGAAGCCAAGTTGGCTTGAAGTCAGGGTTGAGCATTTGCCCAGTGACAGCAGCCTCTGCAGTAGCACCGATACCTTCAACAGCATCTATGCCAGCTCCTACAACAGCAGTGCCAACCTCTTGGATTGGGTTAGGTGGGCTTGCCTGATCAGCAGCACCTACAGCTTTGTTCTGCTGTTGCTGTTGTTTTTGAGCTTCCTGAGCTTTAATCTCAGCAGCACGTGCTTCCTGTTGCTTGCGATACTCTTCATCATCATCCAATGAATCAAGAGCAGCTTTATCCGCTTCTGCTTGCTGTTGCCGCAGGAAGTCATAAGATGAGCTTTTCTCAGCCCATGAAGGATTGTATGATGAAGTCATAATTAGATGTCAGCGTAGATTTGAGAAGCAATCCACGACGGATCACGTTTACCTCGTGTTGTTTCTTGAGTACCAGCAGGGCCGGACAAGTGTTCGATATGAATATGTGGCCCGGTAGAACGTCCAGTATTTCCAGATAGTGCAGCAACTTGCTTTGCACCAATACGTTGACCTGGTTGGACTTTGACCTTAGACAAGTGAGCCATACGGACAACGTTTCCATCCTGAAGACGGATGTCAACAAAGCCTCCATAACCACCGTTATCCTTGTCCGGTGAACCGACTTGCAGAACAGTGCCAGATTGTTTGAAGCTGAGCTTCGTACCAGTGGCAGCTCCGTAGTCATTACCCTCATGAGGCTTCCTGCGGAAGCTTTCCTGTTGCATAAAACTGGAAGTCTTGGGAAGCTGTGAGAGAAGACGGCGTGCAGGGGCAGACATCAATCGAGAATCACGCCACGCAGAGGTCGTTCCGCCAGTAGCAGCACCTTCCATCAACCATGCACCAGCACGATTACGGTGCTGTGAACGCATGTTCTTGATGTGTTGGGTCAATGATGCGTTGCTATCTGCACCGATAACACGCCCTTGAGCACGTGCTCGACCTAGATAGGCAGGTGCCTGGACCGCTTGATAAAGCATTTCAAGCCCATCACCGGGTTTGATTCCCGCATCTTTCAAGTAGCGTGTAACAGCATCTGCCATCTGCATAGCATTCATACCTTTCTGTACACCGTACTTCTGCTGGTTGTATGGAGAGAACTGAATCCAGCCAAGATAGTTTCCACCATCACCTCCCATAATGTCGAGACCACGCCGATAACCACCAGAAACTAGTGAACCAGCAGTTTCGTAGTTGATGAAGGTAGCGACATCTACAGGATCAACACCAAGGTTAGATGCGATGTACTGGACCGCTTGACGCTCTTGACCAGGGCCAACAAGACCGGCACCAGTGAGTGCTCGACTAGTACGTGCAGCAGTAGGTGTGCGGTCTAGAAGCTCACGAAGACGTGGGCTCATCGAAGATTCAACGACTCGCTGAACGAAAGGTCGTTGACGAGGTTGGAGACCATACTGCTGGAGTTGAGCATCGAGAATCTCAAACTCGCTCATCTCCTTACCACGAGGGAGATTGTTCTGGATGATTCGGATGCTGTCGGAGATCGGAGCATCGGGGTTAACCATTGAACGAGCTTCTTCTTCAGTGATCAACCGTCTTTGCGTGACAGCAGCTTGACCACCATTGGAGACTTGAGAGATGATCCCTCTAACCCGTTGTTCGGCTTTAGCTAGACCACCCTTTCCACCAGAACTACCTTCTGACCAGCGATAGAATCCATCAGACCGTACGCTGTAGGTTCCAGGTGTTTTGTTCTTATCAAGATTATCGTTCTTGATTTCAGTGATTATGTCCTGAGCCGCTTTTGAGTAAGCAACCTGAGGAGACATATTTGCTCCACCACTAGCAAGATACGTGCGAGCATACGTATCGAGCCTAGAAAGGGCATGAGCTTCGGCGAAGGTGTAAGTTGGATGCTTAGGGCCAAGGCCAGAGTACTGAAGCTCTCTAAGAAGCTGAGCAGTTATACCTGTCTTGTACTGCTCTTTAAATGGAGCTAGTTCAGCAGTGCGTAACTTATCCTGCTCTTTAGCAGAACCGAGAAAGTCCTTAACAACATCTGGTGTGTATTTGCCAGAGCGAAGTTCTGCAACAGTAAGTTGTTCTTTAACCTGAAGAGTGGTCAGATATTCTCGTTGCTCTGCAGCGGTCCTTGCCTGAAGTGTGGAATTCTCGCGGTACTGAAGTAGTCTCTGGTCAACCTTTCCATTAAAGAGCTGACGAGACTTCTCGATCACCTGATCAACGATTGCAACATCAGCTCCGTTAGGTGTGCCGTTGAGTTCATCGATTGCTGTATCACTCCAGTTCTCTTGGCCTTGAGCTTCAATGCGATCCTGCAGATCCTCATCAGCAGCTTGCTGCGAGTCCATCTTTCGGAATGCTTCAGTGAACTCAGCACGTCTTGCAACACCCCAAGCCACACCTGGCATATATGATTCAGACTCACTGAATGCATCAATAGCAGACCTATTTCCTAACTTAACGAGGTGGTCAAGAACTGCGTTGAACGAGCCGAGTGGACTAAACCGTTCTCCAGTAGTTGGATTACGGAGGTGTCGGTAAGCTTGCAAGGTATCGCTGATTGCAGTTACCGGATCAGTATTGAGACCTGCTTCAAGCTTGAAGTTGGCTTCAGCAAGGGCATTCTCATTCTCAGCCTTTTCAAAAGCAGTACGCTCTTGAT